GCCATAGTCTGAATACCTAATATGGCTTCAACTCTAGGAATAATCTTTTTTAATGTATCTGGATCAATACCTTGAAATTGTTTTATGGTAGAAACTAAATCTAATGTGCCATCATCAAACCTTTTAATCTCTATACCAGCTTCAGCCATTGCTTTTTTAGAGCTTTCTGCTGGAGATTGTAATGATACTAGTGTTGCCCTTAATGATGTTGTTGCTTGTGCTGTATTAATACCTGAAGCAGTAAGGGTAGCCATTGCCGCCCCTACCCCATCTAAACCCAGTCCTGCTGATCTTGCGAATGGTAACACTTGACCTAAACTAGCACTTAATTCTGTCATGGTAGTTTTACCTAACCTTACAGTTGTAAATAATTGATCTGCTACATTATTTGTATCACTTGCATCAAGACCTAAAGCATTTAATGAGGTGGTAAGAAGGTCTGCGGCTTCAGCCACACTTGTTACACCACCAACTGCTAATCTGCTAGAGACTTCTAGTACTTCTGCACTATCCGCCACACTACTAAAACCAGCAGAAACAATGTCATATTTTGCTTTACTTAATGAATCTAATGCTACCCCAGAACTCATTGCTACAGCTCTAAGTTCCCTAGACATTTTATCTAAATCTTTATTAGTAGTTTTATTAAGTAATGTAGATACTTCTAGAAGGCTTTTTTGAAAGTCCCCTGCTAACTTTGTAGATAAAGCACCAAACCCAGCAGTCGCAATACCAGCTTTTATACCAATATTGCTAACAGCAGAACTAACACTTTTTAATGCTCCTGTAGTTTTCTTAGCACCTTTTATACCAACTTTTAATATTAAATTTTTAGCCATCTGATTTATGTTTGCTTACATTGTTAATTTCTTGTTCAATTATACCAAAACAGTCAAGTTTAAAAGTAGAAATAGAATCAAAGTCTTTTCCTATAGGAACATTATAATTTGTTGCAAGTTTATATTCTTCTAATATATCCCAAACCCATCTTTTTATGTGAGTTTTTGGATTGCAAAAAAAAGGCATTTCATAATATAAAGTTTGACCTATTCCAAACTTTTCTACACCTTTTTGATTTAACACTCTTCCTATTTCAGCTTCAACCATTTTATCATTCTTAAAAACAATCTTTTTATTGGTTACAGGCGACCGAGCTGTGTAAGGATAATCTAAATGATTATCTGGAAAACCTAGTTGAGTAAACCAGATTGCACACCTCAATCGCCAGTAGGGTTTCCCATTTCAAGACCCATATACGCAACTATTATTGATGTTAAAACCTCATCTTCTTGCAAAGCATTTAAACCACTTAGCTTTTCTTCTGCTTTCTTATCATTACCAAAAGCTATTATAGTAAATTCATCTGCTAAATCATGAAGTGCCTCATTTTTCATAGGGTCTTTTTCATCCATTGCAAATATTGTTTTTACTTTTTTATAGTGGTCTCTTCTTTGCTTTCTAGTGATGTCATTTACTTCAAACTCACCATGATTTGTTTCAACTATCATAATATTCCTCCCAATTATTTTACCAAGTTGTTATTGCACTATTCTCAAATGTTTCTAACTTAAATGCTTCATTTGAACCATTTTGAACACACTCAAATTCTAATGTATGAAATACACCAGTTTCACTAAGGTCTTGACCCGGATCACCAGTATATTGTATTTCTGCTGTAATTTCCATTTCACCAGCGGCATCATTACCAGCACCATTAATTAGATTAAGTGTCATTGTATCACCGTCAAGAAAGTCTTGAATAACATTATTATCTGCACCATAGTCAAATTCATCATCATACTTAATAACTAGGCTACCAGTAACAACATATTCAGGGAATACATATACTTCAGCATCACCATTAGTATTAAAACCAACCCTATTAACACCATTAGAGATATTAAAAGTAAATGATTTCATAATAAATGTCTGTGTTGGATTTCCTTCTACATCTAAGGTTCTGGTATCAAAGTCCATAACATTAAAGTATGTAGTTTGTGCATCAACCCAAGAACCATCAAAAGTTTGTTCTAATACTGTTCCTGTAGAAACTGGATTACTAAAGCCACTAAAGTAATTACCACTAATGCTCAAAAGCCCATTATTCGCTCCCACATCACCAGTTATGGTCATATCAGATACTACTACCCCTGTTACCTTAATACCTTCACCAGCGGCAGGATAGTAAGCAAGATTACAACTATGAGGCATACCACTTGTAATGCTTCCACCCATAGAATTTAAATTGCTTGATCCATCTATTTCCATTTCATGTAATGTACTTCCAGATGTTGCATTTTCTTGACCCACTAAAAGTGCGTGTTGAGCTAATGTTCTAGGTGTTGCAACCATTTCAAAAGGTGCAGTAACTGTACCACCTCTTAAATTAACAATAGTATCAGCGGCATTTTTTACACTTCCTCTACCACTTAACAACCTAGATTCCCTAGAAATATTAAATGTTGGTTTTTGTGCTTGTACTACTGGTTGTGTTAGGTATGCAGTACCATCATTACCATCACTATCTAATGCTACCCCAAAGTTAGTTTCTGCCTTTAAACCATATTTTATACTACTTACTGGGAGTACTCTTGTATCAGCCATTATTTAGCCTCCTTCTTCTTTTTTTGTTTTTTAACTTGCTCTGCAACTCCCATATCAAGTAGCTCTTGAGCAACTTCCTCAGACATTGTTACAGTCAATCCAGCCCTGAGTTTGTCCAGATCACCTTTATCACACTTAACCCCATTAGGGTTTACTCTATGTAATTTATTATCCCTTGCTTTTATGTCCATTTTAGATTATCTCCATGTTTTGACAATTAAAATTTGCTACACCTTTTATTAATGTTTTATCATCTTCATCTATTTCATAAGTAACTGAAGTAATTTGAGCATCAAACCATTCTGCTCCTGTGCTTTGTATTTTTTCATTATATACTAATCTTTTTAGCCTTTCCATTACATTAGAAACTTGCTTGATAGTGTTTTTAGTGTACTTACCACCTGACTTTAGCTCATAATTAATTATAATATTATACTGTCTTTGCATACCACTACTGACATTGGTAACTAATTCATCTGATTCAGGAGTTACCAAAAATGATTGATTCCCTTTGTGTTCATCATAATATACAGGAATATTAAACTCACCATTAATAATAGTAGCTAACTTTTCTAGTATTTCATCAAAAACTATATTTACAAAATCTGTAGGCATTAATACCTCGTAGCTCTTACTGATTTAATAGGAGTAAATGATTGATCTAGCTCACCACTAACTTCAAGCTCAAATTCATCTCCTGTTGTATATAATCCCGGAGTAAACCTTACATACATATCATGCCCTACAAGTTGCCAATATCCATCAATTATTTCATCATTAGCCATTTGCTCTAGCTTCAGCCCATTTTCATTACCTATAAAAGAATTAAATTTTACCGTTGTGTTTTCTGTTCCTGCTGTAAATGTACCACCAGAACTAATAATAATTTTTATAATATCCCACGGATAAGAACTCCTTCCCCTTACATCGGCAATACCACCAGTTGTATTTGAATTGATAGAAACTGGTCTTAAAATGCCTTTGTATTTTGATTCATCTTCTGATTGATAAAGAGTTATTTCACCTTTTCTAAGCATATCTAGTAAGCCAGTTCCCTGATCATTTATAGCCTGTGATCTAATCTGATCAGCCTTTTCTACATCATAGGGTCTTACTAAACTATCTACAGCTATAATAGAAGTGCATCTAACTATAATCTCTGGATAGTTAAAGCTTGAGGCATCCATTGTGCCAACTCCTTTGTTTGGGTATATTGGGAATGGGAGGAAACTGCGAACAAAGTCACTAGCACGTTTTACAGCCTCAGTCTTTAAATCACTCCAATCTCTAGATGCCTCAAATACACTACTATTTAAATTATTAACACTTGTCCCTTGAAAATAATATTCTAATAAATCTGTACTTGCAGTATATCTATAATTGTCATCTGAACTTGGTTCATTAGTTGTAGATGTTAATTCCTTTCCATCCTTGTAAACTTGTCCACTAGCATCTCCTGTATTATATAGGTAATATAGATGAGATGTGCCTGAAGCCATCCAATTACTAGCTAAAACTTTTTTGCCATCGTATTCTCCGATATAAGGTTCTATAAAGGTCAAATCCGATGTTGTATTACAATAACTTTCAAAATATGTACTCATGCTTCTGCCTCTGGTTGTGGTATGTGGTCATATTCTACCACTTGAAGCTCAAGGCTTCTTATACCTTCAATTAATTTTATTAAAAGTTCTTTTTCATCAATGCTTGTATTATCTAAAATAATATTTGAAATATCTACACTATCAGCAAATTCTTTACACCTCATGATAATATCAAAGGCATTGTAGTCCATCTTACTTGTATTTATTTCTGTGATCTTTTCCATTTTAAATATTCTGCCCCTTCATAGGGATTAAAAATTGTTGTAATTAGTCTATTATCATGATCATCATATTTAGGATCAATAATTGTAACTGGTGCATTAAATATATTTTTATCATCCAATCCTAACTTATCTGCATATCCATCCATAATTTTAAAACTTGCTACTTGTAAGGCATGAGAAATTAACCCTGAAGCTGGGTCTTTTAAAACTTGATAACCTGAAACATGAGTATGTCCACAAGTTAAAATGTGATCTTTCCAACCCATTTGGGCGGCTTTTGCTACCCCATGTGCTGTATTCCACATTGAATACCCTTTGAAAGTATGCCTAGCATTTATTCTTATTTGCCTTGAATTAGGAAACCTAAGATTTAATCTAGCTCCCCATTTTTCATATACGCCCTGATGCCCACGCATTATAAAGTCTAAGGGGTCTCCATCACCTGACCAGACATCATGGTTTCCTGCTACCAAATACAGCCAATTAACACTATTTACAAAATGTTCTGTGAGCCTCCATGATTCTTTAGCTGTAACAGATTGCTGACCATGTAGGAAAGATAGCCTACCTATCCAATTATTCTGAACATCACCTAAATTACCAGCAAACATCCCATCTGTTTTATTTATTAAATTACATAGGGAATAAATTTCTGCAATGTTTGTACCATCATCATCAATATGAGGATCACCAAAATGACATATCCCAATAGGACCGTTTTTCTTAATGTCTATATTTATTAAAGTTTTAGACTCTTTTGCTTTGATTTGAATAGAATATTTTTTCTTTCTATGTTCTATTAAATCTTCAATAGCCATAAACTCAGGATCAGATACTTCCTTTACAAATTGTGCTTTTTCTAAAATCATTGGTGCAACTGTTCTTTTGCCACAATTATTACACATATATTGCTGTTTTTTACTTTTAGCCCTATAAAGGAAACCAAATTTTCTAATATCTCTACTGCCACAATGCTTACAACCTATAATATTTCCATCTATATCCTGAACTATTGGATCACTCATACTTGATCACAATTTCTTTAAAATGATCAACTGTTCCTTTTCCTTTTTCTGTATTGTACCATTTCTTCCAATATCTAGCCTGATCATCTAATGTTTCAGGTAATTTCTCTGGACATCTCCAATAGTGAAGGCGACATGACACTATTCCAGCAGTAAGATTAGTTGTGAGTATTTGTTTCCAATCTTCTTCATTTGGATCAGTAAAGTATTTCCAATCTAAATAACAAACATCAGCAACCTTTTTCATTAACTGACTTCTGTATTTTAAATAGTCATTACATAAACTTACAGCCACCCACGGTTCACATTGCCAGAAGCCCCTAGCTATATCAGAACCTTTTTGAGTAAGATATTTATATTTAGATTCAACTAAACCAGTTCTGTAAATAAGCATCATAGCCTCATGACTTGCAAACTTAGAACCCATTTTTTCTAATGTATTCTTTATCAGGTGCATCATTTGTAGTGCATCAATCATTACTTCTTCCTAAAAAAGCCACCTAAAATATCTGTAAGTAAATCCATTGCTTTTTCAAAAAACTCTTGTTCTTTTTCTTCACTTACAAAAGGGATGTCAATTTTTTGATTTAATTTAGTTGCTAACATATCTGCAAATTCATCTGATTCTATTTGCTTCATAGCTTCCTCTTGCATTTTATCTGCTTGAGCTTCTGCCATTTCCATTAACATTTTTTTAAAGTCCATTTATCTCTCCTTTTTAATGGTTAGTATTAATGCTATAATAGATAAGATACTTACAGTAATTTGTAAGTATTCACTTATCTGACTTATATTTATAAAATAATTAGCTGTACTGATTGAAAAAACTCTTAATGTATCCATTATTTCCTTCTAGTTTTACTAGGACTCCATTTTACTTTATTTGCCCACCAAGCGGCTGAACTTTTACCCTTTGCAATGTTCTTTCTATGACGACTTTTAAAAGCCATTCTTTGTGCAACTGTTTGATTTGTTTTAACTCCTTGCTGTCCAAATCTTATTAACTTAGTAACAGTCTTACCACCTTTCTTATATCTTGCTAGAACCACATGAGATTTTGTTTTATGTCTTGGTGTTCTTTTGGGTTTATTATAACCACTTAAACCAAATCTTTTTAATCTTGGATCAGCCATTAGCTTTTACCATTTATCCTAGATAATGAACCATCTATTCTAGATACTTGATTGTCTAAATCATTTATCTCTTTTGTAAGGGCATCAAACTTCCTATCTAACTTATCATCTGAGGCGTTCCATCTATTTATTAATTTTATAATCATCCCTTCCATATTTTGTAGAGTTTCAGATTGACCTTTATTTTCAATTTTTAAATTTTCTAATTGTTCCTGTTGCCTAGCAGATTTATTAGAAAGAGATATGACTAAATACACAAACATCGCTCCTACCACACCTATCATCCCTGCTTCACCATATATAGCCAAAAAATCCACTATTTCTTACCTCTTTTCTTTTTACCCCAGCTTAGTGGGTTAATATTAAATTCTTTTTCATAAAATGCTACCTTGTCTGCCAACTCTTGTCTTTCAGCCCTTTCTTCCATGATATGTTTACTAAGTAAATCCCCAATCTGTTCATTTGCAACAACAATGCTATCTTCAAGGTTTTTAATTCTTGTTTCAATCTGCCAATATCCATAGACCAAGATTCCAATGAGAACACAAATTTGACCCAACCATTTAAGATTAATGCTAACAATGGCATTATCATCAAGAATAGCAGTCCTATAACTTCTGGCTGTATCTGGCTTTTCACCCACCTAACCTCTTTCCTCTATGTATTGTGTTGTAGTTGAGTTATTTGATTTTAAATTATTTATAACAAAAGTGTATTTTAAGGGCAAATAATCAATTACTATTACTGGGTCTGTTATTTTTTTCTTTTTTTTCATAACACCATCCACCAAGCTATACCAGTTTCCACTACAATGTCAGCCATAGTATTATATGCCCACTTTTCTTTAGTAATATAAGGCTTGTAATTCTCTATTATCCATTCAAAAACCTCCCAAGCTATACCAAGTATCAACACACCTAAAACACACCATAAATCGCTCCAATTTAACCATTGAAATATTTTGCAGAAAAAAGCTCCTGCCCCTATATGGTAAGCAGTCCAACCATCTAGTTGCCCAGTTCTTAGTTGCCATTGTACTAATTTTGTTAATGGTGATTTCATCTAGCCACTACCTTATTATCTATTAATTTATGTTTTACTAAGTCAATGCGCCCTTGACCAAGAGGTGTCTTTTTAGCAACCTCTTTTACATATTCTTCTTCAATAGTTTTAAATGAATCAGATTTTTTTACAATCTCTCCATCTACCAAAAGAAAAAACTTTTTTGAATTAGGGTATGTAATTGATGTAGTAGTTCCATCAGCCAACGCCACTACTTTTGTCATTCCTTTTTTATTATTTAAGTGAATAACCACATCAAAATCTTGGGCGCATTTCCTTACAATCATTAGTCTGTTTCATCTCCCGGATCATGTGGTGAGTGATCATTATCTAGCATTTGCTTTAGCTCTTTAACACCTTTTTGATGTTTGTCTACAAATACCCTTTCACACTCAACTAATTGCTGTCTCATAAAAGAGTTTGTAGATAGCTTGTTTTGTATATCACTTACATGATTTTGATACAAAGCAACCTCTCCTGCTTTTTCTTTTTGTAAATCAGTCATATCCTCAATGATGTATTCTTTACCATCTAGATTCAAGACTGGCTTTTCTTTTTCTTTTTTAGCCATTATTGACTCCTTTTTTGTTAAACTTCTTCAGCTTGTTTATCTGCCCATGCTTTCTTTACTTTATTTGTCCAAATTGCATTAGCTAAAGCCTGTATTTCTGCTGATTCTTTAGATACATCCATATCTGGTGTTAATACTTTTCTATGATACTTGTAAGAGATTTCTGCACCATCTTCCATAATAGAAGTTTTAGTGCGAACTTGAATACTTTTAAATTCACCTCTTACTTCATAATCATCTTTTTCTACTTTTGATAAAGCCATTTTAACTCCTTATTGTTTCCACTTAATTATCCAATTAAGCTACTTTGTAATGAACATTAAATTGAAATGTGTCTCCACTTGAATATGCATCTGCTGATAAATTTAATTGAGTATTGTCATCTCTTTGTTGGCTAAAAAATAACAAATTGGATGTTCCACTTGATGAATTACCTAGCACTAATTGAACACAATTAGCATCTAAATCCAATCCACCATATCTAACCGATGCTGTAATAAATTTATTACCTGCGGCATTATAATTAAATGGCAATGTCACCTGTAAAGCACCACCAGAACCTGCCTCACTTGAAGTTATATTGACTTGAACAAAAACCTGATCTCCTATTTTTGTATAATAGCCATTTTCAACAGATGCTGAATAGTTAGTTGAACCATTACTTACCACAGGAGTGTATGTTCCTTCTTCGTAGTCATCCAGAGTATTTGCATCTGCATGAGCAACTTGTGTAGCTGGGAACTTAATACCACCACCATCTAAATAAATTGCACCACCACTTTCTATTCTTGCTTTTATCGCACCTTCAACATAAAACTGAAATTGTCCATTACCATGATCATATACAACTTGACCTTGCTCACCACCAGTATCTTTAAATACAATAGATTGAGTAGCACTTGTACCACAATCTGGTGCTATATAAAGTTTTGTTACATCGCTATTACCAAGAGTTACTGAATTATCTGCTACTCCTGTTGCGCTATCACCTATAACTATTTGATTCTTACCAGTATTAGCACTTGCTTCAGCATCAGCACCAATAAAAACACATCCCTCTTTTACAGCATCTCCTCCTCCTGTGGTTAATAATCTTCCACTATTATACCCGACTGCTGTGTTTCTTCCATCTCCATCAGTAGATGGTGCATAAGAAAATAAACTTCTGTATCCAATAGCTGTGTTTTTATCTTTGTTTGAACTTGTTGCATTAAACGCTTGAAAACCAAAAACAGTATTTTCAGATCCACCATCATTATTAGAAAGTGAGATTCTGGAGTCATCATCAAGTAACATTCTTGTATTAGCTCCACCAGTTTGCAACGCTAATGATCCACTACTTCTTACACTACCTCTACCAGATGCAATTAATTGAATATTTGCTTGATCTTCTCTAGAAACTTTTAAAGCAGTATCCGCACTTGCTTGTGCTACAACTAGCTTTGTATCAATAGTAGTCGTTCCAATGCCCAAGCCTGTAGAATCAAGTCTCATTTGTTCAGAGCCATTAACTTCAAACTTAATTTCAGCATCATTCATTATCTGGATTCTACTTGATGTGGCATCATCTCCGATAACTAAACCACCACTTCCACCAGTTATATAGATAAATCCATTGCTGTGAGGCGTAATTGATGATGCTATTATTGAGTCATTTGTGCCACTAAATGTTAATCTTTCTTGAAGTTGTAAATCGCCAGTTGCACCATCAATAGTCATTGCTTTACTATATGCACCGCCAGTTCTTGACAAGAAATGTAAATCAGTATCATTATTTGTAACACCAATCATAGCATCTGTACCATCTGAACCAATATTTAAACCATTGTTTGCATCTGCTGGAGTTATTCTTACTATCTGATTTGACATGATGCTATTAGCAGAACCATCATCTGCTACATGAAGAGGAGTTGCTGGTGAACTACTTCCACTTCCAATACCGATACCAGTAGAATTAATTCTCATGCGTTCAGTTGAATTAGTCTCAAATGCTATCTCTCCTGTGCTTGTTTGAGCATTTAAAACTACTGTATCATCATTGTTTGTAGTGGCTTGTGTCTCTATTAAC